CTAAATAATAATTAAAACAGGAGAAAAAAAATGGCAATTGACTTAGATGCAATCCGCAAAAAACTAGGAGACTTACAGTCTCAAACAACTAGGACTTCCAGCTTATGGAAACCAAGTCCAGGTAAAAATCAAGTGAGAATAGTACCTTACCAACATGATACAGATAATCCATTCTTGGAATTATTCTTTCACTATGACTTAGGTAAAAGAAACTATTTATCACCAGTAACGCATGGTGAATCTGACCCAGTAGTAGAATTTGCAGAAAAATTAAAATCAACTGGTAATTCAGATGATTGGAAACTTTCTAAAAAATTAGAACCTAAAATGAGGGTTTACGTACCAGTAATTGTACGTGGAGAAGAAGGTGAAGGTGTTAAATTTTGGGGATTCGGAAAACAAGTATACGCAGAATTATTAGGATTTATTTCAGATCCAGATTATGGTGATATTACAGGTCTTAAAGATGGTAGAGATATTGTTGTTGAATTTACTCCGTCAGAAGGAGCAGGAACATATCCAAAAACTGCAATCCGTGTTAAACCAAATCAAACACCAGCAACCGAAGACAAAGCTCTTGCTGATAAAATCGTTAGTGGACAACAAGAAATTTTTAGTATTTTTAAGAAAGTTTCATATGATGAATTAAAAGGAGCACTAGAAACTTGGTTAAGTCCAGAAGGTGAAGGTGAAGATGTTGGAGATTTACCATGGGAAAACAAAACTAATGGTACTAATAACGACACAGCAACTGCAAAAGCGCCAGCTAAAGTAGGAAAAACTGATGATATTAGTAAAGCCTTTGACGATTTGTTTAGTTAATAGATATGGTAAATAAACGAGAAGACAGAGATAAATTAGCAGAAGTATTAGCTGATAGCTTAAACAAGAAATTTAAGGACTTTAAAGTAGCCCACTTTCTTGATGGAGCCGATGAAACACCAACAGATTTAACTGAATGGATTTCAACAGGTTCTTCTATGCTTGATATTGCGATAGCTAATAGGCCTAATGGTGGTATTCCAGTTGGTAGAATTACCGAAATAACTGGTATGGAGGCTTCAGGAAAATCTTTAGTTGCTGCACAAATACTTGCAAACACACAAAAGAAGGGTGGATTGGCTGTATTTATAGATACTGAAAATGCAGTAAATGAAGAATTTCTTGAGTGTTTAGGTATTGATACTAAAAAGCTATTATATATTCAATTAGAAACAGTTGAAGATATATTTGAAGTTATAGAAAACATCATTAGTAAAGTTAGAGAAAGCGACAAGGATAGACTGGTAACTATAGTTGTAGATTCAGTTGCAGCTGCAACTACTAGAGTAGAACAAGAAGCTGATTACAGTAAAGACGGTTGGTCGACTGGAAAGGCTATTGTTATTTCAAAGGCAATGAGAAAGTGTACAAACATGATTGGTCGCCAGAGAATTGCTTTGATATTTACAAACCAATTACGTCAAAAACTTGGTGTAATGTTTGGAGACCCTTGGACAACAAGTGGTGGAAAGGCATTACAATTTCATGCATCTTGTAGGTTAAGGTTAAAGGCTGCAGGTCAAATTAAAGCAAAGGTTAATGGAAAAGACCAAGTTGTTGGAATTAAGACCAAATGTATAGTTGTTAAAAACAGAATGGGTCCACCATTGAGAACTTCTGAATTCGATATTTATTTCGAATCTGGAATAGACGATTTAGGTGGATGGTTAAGAATTCTAAAAGACTATGGAATGATTAAGCAAGGTGGTAGTTGGTATACTTTAACTAGAGATTCAGGTGAAGAAATTAAATTCCTTTCAAAAGATTGGAATGGAAAGTTAGAAGCTGACCCAACATTAAAGGAAGAAGTGTATAAGAAGATATGTGATAAAGTTATAATGGATTACAAATTAGATAATTTTGGAATTGATGACTTAGAACATACAGATGAAGCACCTCCAACAGGTTAATATTAAGTATATTGCGAAAGTGGTTTAGGTAGACCTAGTGGCCAATACCAAAAACCCGCAAGTCTGAAGCTATTTTAGGGCTGATACCAATGTTCTCTGAGAGTCACTGTAGGGGAACTAGTACTAAAAGAGTGATAGAGCTTACGCAATATACAAAGTTCTACGAAAAAAGGCCACCTTCTCGTGGTGTAGAATGTTAAGATTAAAAGTCCTCACTTATATTGCGACTGTTTTAATCAACCAAGAGCCTTTTATTTTTGTTAATAACTTTTCACCCAAAATTTTTTTATTTCAATTAAATTGATTATATTACTATATGAATAAAAAATACCTAAATATGTTGGCAAGCCTGGAAAAGCAGGAATTGCCTAAAGATGCAAATGACAGGATTTTAATTATAGATGGACTAAATACGTTTATAAGAGCATTTGTTGTAGTACCAACTGTCAATGAAAATGGTACCCATGTTGGTGGTATTACTGGATTTCTAATGTCAATAGGATATGCAATTAGAAACATAAAACCAACTAGAGTTATTATTTGTTTTGACGGTAAAGGCGGAAGTCAACGACGTAGAAAACTTTTTCCAGACTACAAAGCAACTCGTAGAGTTAAACACAGAATGACCAGGATAAATGAGTTTAATAGTGTTGACGATGAAAGAGTAGCAATGGCACAACAACTACAAAGACTATCACAATACTTAGAACAACTACCTGTTAGTGTAATGTCTATAGAAAATATAGAGGCTGATGATTCAATGGCTTATATTTCTCAACAAGTGTATCCTAAAAGTCAATGTATTATAATGTCAACCGATAAAGACTTTCTACAACTCATAGATGACAGGGTACAAGTGTGGTCGCCAACTAAGAAAAAATTCTATTTCAAAGACACTATTAAGGAAGAATTTGATATAGATTCAAAAAATTTCTTAATGTATAGGGTTTTAACAGGTGATAGTTCAGATAATATTCCAGGGATACGTGGTGCAGGTACTAAAACACTACAAAAAAGATTACCCATATTATTTGAAGATAAAAAAATAGGACTAGAAGATATATTTGAACACATAAAGTCAGCTGACGATGGTACAAAACTATCAGAATCTATTTTAGGCAGTAAAGATATGTTAGAACTAAACCATAAGTTAATGCAATTAGAAGAGGTTGATATATCTGGTAGAGCCAAAGAGTCTATAAATAATATTTGTAAATCTAAAATACCTAAACTTATAAAACCAAATTTTATGAAAATGTTGTTAGAAGATTCTATAAACATGAACATAAAAAATCCCCAACTATGGCTTAAAGATACTTTTTCTACATTAAATGCTTTTGCAATAAGAGAAGAAAATAATGAAAGTAAATAAGTTAAGTGATTTTGGATATTCTTTTCAAATAAAGTTAATAGCTTTATTATTCAAAGATAAACTATTCCTACAACAAATATTAGATATTTTAGAATCTTCTTATTTTGAATCAGAAGCCAATATTATAATATTAGATATTATTAAAGATTATTTTAAGGAATATAATTCCACTCCAACATTGGAAGCTATGAAGGTTAAAATAGTAGAAATGGATAATGAATTACTTCAAAAAACTATTGCTGATAATCTAAAAGAAGCCTTTGGCCAGATGGATGCAGAAGACCTAGATTTTGTTAAAAATAAAGCATTAGAATTTTGTAAAAATCAAGAAATAAAAAAAGCCATAATTGAATCTGTTGAATTATTAAATAGGGGAGATTATGATTCTATAAAAATTAAGGTTGATAATGCTATGAAGGCTGGTGTAGAAAAAGATGTCGGCCATGAATACGCAAAACACATAGATGAAAGATATCTAGACTCAGTTAGAAATACAGTAAAAACTGGGTGGGATGCAATTGATGATATAGCAGACGGTGGTTTAGGTAAAGGTGAATTAGGGGTAATGGTTGCTCCTGCTGGTATTGGAAAATCATGGGCCCTTGTAAATGTAGGAGCAAATGCAGTAAAAGCAGGACTAAATGTTATACATTATACTCTTGAATTAAATGCAGCTTATGTAGGTTTAAGATATGACGCAGTATTCACGGGAATCCAGGCCCAAGAATTAAAATATAATATTGATGATGTTAAGAAAAAGGTTGAAACATTAAAGGGTGATTTAATTGTAAAATACTATCCAACTAAGGCCGCAACTGTAAATACTATATCGGCCCATATTCAAAGATGTATGGCATTTGGAAAAAAACCAGATTTAATTATAGTAGATTATGCAGATCTTTTACGTGGACATGGGAAAGAAATTAGATTAGAACTTGGTAATATCTATGAAGATTTAAGAGGTATGGCAGGTGAATATGAAATACCAGTTTGGACTGCATCACAAGCAAATAGATCAGCTTTAGAAGATGATATAATTGGAGCAGAAAAGATTGCAGAATCATATAGTAAAATTATGACTGCAGATTTTGTTCTATCCTTGAGTAGAAAAATAGAAGATAAGCTAGCAAATACAGGAAGATGGCATGTTATTAAAAATAGATTCGGTCCTGATGGTATAACATTCCCTAGTAAAATGAATGCTTCAAACGGTCAAATAGATATATATGTAGATACATCAATACAAGGAAAAGAAACTACAAAGGAAATGGACAACCATAATGAATATTTAAGAAAAATGATGAAAAAGAAATTCGACGAAATGAATTGATATATGTATATATCGATATTTATTAGTGCAACTGGTCTAACAGCCAGTTATTTTTTTCAATAATAATTTACAACAATAAAGGGATATAATATGCAAATATCAAATCAAATTCTATCAGAAATTACAGTTTATATGAAGTACGCAAAATACGTACCTGAATTAAATAGGCGAGAAACTTGGGAAGAGTTAGTTACAAGGAATATGCTAATGCATCAAAAAACATATCCTGAATTAACAGGTGAGATATCAACTGCATACCAATATGTTCATGATAAAAAGGTACTTCCTTCAATGAGAAGTATGCAGTTTGCAGGTAAACCAATTGAAATATCTCCAAATAGAATTTATAATTGTGCATATTTACCAATAGATTCTATTGACTCGTTTAATGAAACAATGTTTTTGCTATTAGGAGGCACAGGCGTAGGCTATTCAGTTCAAAAACACCACGTTGCAAAACTTCCAATTATTCAAAAACCCTGGCCAAAAAGAACTAGAAGATTTTTGGTTGGTGATTCAATAGAAGGTTGGGCTGATGCAATTAAAGTTCTAATGAAATCTTATATGAATGGTGGCGGAAGCAATATTGATTTTGATTTTTCAGATATTAGACCAAAGGGTTCTATGCTCGTTACATCAGGTGGTAAAGCCCCAGGACCTCAACCATTAAAAGAATGTATCTTAAAAGTAAGAGGTATTTTAGAAACAAAAGAAAATGGTGAAAAATTAACTACACTTGAAGCTCATGATATTGTATGTTATATTGCTGACGCAGTTTTAGCTGGTGGAATTAGACGAGCTGCATTGATTAGTTTGTTTTCTGCAGACGATGATCAGATGATTTCTTGTAAAGTAGGTAATTGGTGGGAGTTGAATCCACAAAGAGGTAGAGCAAATAATTCTGCATGTTTAATGAGACATAAAATTACAAAATCATTTTTCATGGACTTGTGGAAAAGGGTTGAGTTATCAGGGGCAGGTGAACCTGGTATATATCTTAATAATGATAAAGATTGGGGAACAAACCCATGTTGCGAAATTGCTTTAAGACCTTTTCAGTTTTGCAACCTATGTGAAGTAAATGTTTCAAATATAGAATCACAAGAAGACTTAAATGAAAGAGTTAAAGCAGCCGCATTTATAGGAACACTCCAAGCCGGATATACTAGTTTCCATTATCTTAGAGAGATATGGCAAGAGACAACAGAAAAAGAAGCTTTAGTTGGTGTCTCAATGACTGGAATCGGTAGTGGTAGAGTACTTGGTTATGATATGCAAAAAGCAGCAGATATAGTTAAGAGAGAAAATTCTCGAGTTGCTAAATTGATTGGAATAAATAAAGCTGCAAGATGTACTACTGTAAAACCAGCTGGAACAACTTCATTAGTTCTAGGTACGTCATCAGGTATTCATGCATGGCATAATGATTATTATATTAGAAGAATTAGAGTTGGTAAGAATGAATCAATATACCCGTACCTAAAACAAAATCACCCAGAACTAATAGAAGATGAATACTTTAGGCCCCATGATACGGCATGTATAACTGTACCGCAAAAAGCACCAAGCGGATCAATAACAAGAACAGAATCTCCATTCGCATTATTGGATAGAGTAAAAAAAGTAGCCGCAGACTGGGTAGTTGGTGGCCACAGAAAGGGTTCAAATACACATAATGTTTCTGCAACAATTTCATTGAAAAAAGAAGATTGGGAATTGGCAGGAGAATGGATGTGGACAAATAGAGATTCATACAATGGATTAGCTGTACTACCTTATGATGGTGGTAGTTATACACAAGCTCCATTTGAAGATATTACAAAAACAAAATATAAAGAAATGATGAAATCATTAACAGAAATAGATTTATCAAATGTTATCGAAGTAGAAGACAACACGGATCTATCGGGCGAACTAGCATGTGCAGGAGGAAGTTGTGAAATTACCTGATTGGATCCAAGAGTTATACCTTAAAGAATTGTTTAACGCAAAAATTAAAGGTGAGAAAACTCATGATACAGATAGACGAGTTGCAAAAAAAGTTAAAGGAATATCAAAAAGAAATAGAAGAATTTCAAAATAATTGCAAACATTCCACACAGCAAATTAAATTTGATGATAAGAATAATGCTAGGTGCTATTGTCAAACATGTGATAAAATGGTAAGAATACCAGATCCTAAAGAATTGGAAGATTGGGTAAAAGGATAATATAAGATTAGATGTATTGTAAATTCATCTTAAAGTTATATTTATATATATATGTGTATAAGTGACATTTCAACATCTATAAATACGTCAGAAGGAGACTTTTCGACCGTAGAATTATCTCAAAGTTATTTTGATAGCTTAACCGAGCATTTTTGGACGCCTACAGACGCAACTGGAACAACTAGTTGTAGTGTAATTTATGTTGAAGAAAGTAGTGTACAAACAAAGGATAGAATAAATGATTGTGTAGATTTTGTATATTTATTTATTGGCAGTGGAAGTACTGCTCCAAATAATCCTGCAAATACTGAAATACTTACTAATGATGGATTTAAGTTTAGAGCAACGGAAGACCAATTGGTTCTTAGATGGGATGGTGGTGGTACTTCTCAAAATACATTTATTCCTGCTTCTTCGGCCGTACCAGGAACTAGATTAGTTTCGTGGCAAAGTGATTTATATATGTATGTTGTTGTCTTAAGCAATACTATAAATAATGAAAGTCCCCAAATAAGTACAACAGTAAATTGGCTTACTACTGGGACAAATAGTTATCAACTTGAAAATGGAATTGTTGTCAAAGGTTTTACAAATGATTATTGCTCATGTGGACCAGATGCAAATATATACCAAGTTCCATGTTCAACTACTCGATCCTTTTGTGTTTCTTCTTCAACATTTACACTTAATCTATCTGGATCAGCAACAGGCCAAACTCAAACATGGTTATCGGAAATTACAAGTGGAGATGGAAATATTTCATGGTCAGGATCTTCAGTTACCCAAGCAGCTACAACATTATCAGCTGAAATAAAATCTCCATGGCCAATGGAAATAGATGTTTGTTATCAAGAATCTACTTTAATAGCCAATCCACTTGCTACCATCGCCCCTGTCACAGGATATATAGATTTAGAATACCCTAATTTCCCTAGTATGTCTACAGACCTTTCTTCCTCCAAACTGGCCAGTGGTTCACATTCTGATCTACAAACTACGATTGGGACCTGGGCTGCCCACACAATGCTCTTTACGTGGGATGAAGTAAATACTGGTGGTGGCTCAAATAATTATTATTCCCCAATAGGTATGGTTTCAGGTTCTGATGAAGATGCTGGAAGTGCAATGCATAACAGTTTGGTCAACCCCGGGACCGCCCCAGTACTAGCATTTTGTTCTAATTCAGCTAGAACCTCTGATGGAGAATTATTAGCTCCAACCCACCCATCATATAGTAATTCATTATATTCTCTTGCTTGGAAAATAAACAGTGCATCTTCCTTATATCATGAAATGTCTCTGGTTGCGCCAGGTTTTGATCCCAATAGTTTAATGAGTGGTATCCATGACTTCCCATCTGCTTCATTTGTTTATCCAAATAAGATAAGATTATATTCTACCCAAACTGGTTCACGATGTCCATTACCTGCCCACGCGGGCAAGCCCTTCTTAATGGATATAGGTTTCGGAAAGCAAGGCGGCGGCGCACCAACATATTCAAGAGATGATGGACCACCATTAACTGGAATTCAAACCTATTGGACATTCAATAGTTCATGTATAATTACTGGTAGCTTAGAAGCAACAAATGAGTGTTGTTTTTTATTACAATTAAATAGAGCTCCAACTTGGAATGGTAGTAGTTCTGTTTGTCAAGATAATCCTGGAACATTACTAGATTTAGACGGATTATTAGAAGTATCAAATTATGATACTATTTCTTGGCATTGCCCAGACCCAGGACAATTCTTAGCGCCAAACTCAGAACAAAGATTCTGGAGATTTATCATGGATCCAGCAACCCATGCTTTAGGAAGTACGACAATACAATTTACTGCGTCAGTATTTTCAAACCCTGATAATCCTTGCTATAATTCAGCAAGCACCCAACCTAGTTTCAGTTCCCCATTAGGTCCTCCATTATCTACAATTACTCCAAATTGTTGTGAAAATGTTTCAGGTTCAATAGACATATGGTTTAACCCAGGAATAGATGCAGGCCCTAACATAGTAACTTGTTTTCCATCTGTGTCTTTTCAAGGTTTTGGTCCAGTATATCCTTTTCCAAATATATCTGTACCAACTTGGAGCTTATACACTGCAGGAAATCCTTGTGCTCCAATAGCACCTGAAATGTTTGTTTTTCCGAATCCCCATACAACCCACTCATTAAATACAAGTGCAATATCGGCTCTACAAAATAATGCTGTACCATATGTTTATACTATGAGTTTATGTATATCTAATGGGCCATGTGCATTTTATGACACTACACTTGTAAAGTTAGTATCGACTTGTTCAGCTGTTGCAGGTCCAAATTTAGATTTATGCCAAAATAATGAATCATTTACTATGGCTGCAGGGACAGGATCAGGAGAATGGTCTTATTTAGATCCAAACCTAGCATATTCTTCACTTACTAATGGAATATTAGTTGATTTAACTAATAGAACAACAAAGGGTACTCAACTCATGGGCCCAACAGCAACTTATAGGTGGACAGTTGTTAGTAGTAGCTCCCATCTTTTAGATGGAGACAATTATACAGTAGAGTGTTCATGTTTTGATGATGTAGACGTGACAATTACCGGAAAACCTGGTACCCCAGAACAAATGGGACCATGGCAAGTAGGTAGTCCATGTGGTTGCGACACTTCAGTATCATTTGCAGCTTTTCCTATGCCAGGTTTATATGTAGGCCAAGCAACGTGGTCAGTAGGAACACAAAATAATGCTGGATGGAATTCAAACATGAGTGATGGAATGTCAGCATGGTTTTCTCAATCAAAAACAGCATATACTAATACACAAACATACATTGTAAATAGTGGTTCAGATTATCTTGGAAATGGACGGATAGATCCACAAGAAATGGGTTCTGTACCAGATAATATTGATTTAAGTAGTCAATTTACTTCTTCTTGGTTTCATATGAGCTCATCAAATTCAGCTTCCTTTGGCCAGCCAATGACGGTAAAGTTAGTATTACGTGATTCCCAGTATTCATGTTATTCCCTAAAAACTTCAACAGTAACATTTAATAAACCAGCAGCAGATATAAATTTAAGATTTGAAATGCCACAGGTACATGGAGAATCTGGAGGATTTTGGAATGGTAAAATATTAGGTAATCTAATTGAACCAAGTTTGAGTTATGCAATCCCTGCCATTTGGGAACCTTCAGCAGTTATGTTTGGTTCATCATCATTTAAGTACAACCACTCTCAATCGTCTGTTGTTGGTAGATTTTATCCTGATGGTACAGGTACTGAAGATCATTGGCCTCATTTTACAATGCCATATTTAACAGCATCAATAACAAATTGTCCAGGCTACCCAGATACTTTTTTAACCCCAAGAGTTGACGGATACCCACAAGCCCATCCTGGTCCATATCTCAATTCTATTCAACCCCCAAATTTCGATAAGCCCTATATTCCTAATATTACTGGTTCTAATAGAACACCCCTTAATAATTCTGGATTAACAAATGAATTCGGCCTAACATTTGAATGGAATGCTGTCGAAATAGGCCATTATAATTCTGAAGGAGTAAATTTTCATTCTGGATCAGAAAACTGGCCAACTGTAACTGGTTCATTCATGGACACAGCTACATCACAATCATTTGTAGAAAGACCAACATATATACCCGCAATAAATACTAAAGCCAACGCCTCCTGGTGGCCAGGCATTGGTTCTATACTTGGAAACTGGCCAATGAGATCGAACAATAATCTTGGAGGTAATTATAATGCAGGAGAAGCTGGAGTATATACGGCTTCAGTACAATTTCAAGTAACAGCATCACATCTATCTTGTGCAACTAAATGGTATGCTAGTTGTTCAGTGATGTTTTTAAGAGGAACAGCATTTTAATGGATAAATATATTATAGGAAATAATGATGTATCTTATTTTTTAGGATATTTGTTTCCTGAAACAACTGTAATACTACACCAAACATTAGAAGAATTAGATTATAATTGTGGGCCCAAAATAATTCAACCATCATTGATTTCTATTATAAGGCAAGAATTTGATACTTTAGAAATACAAGAATTTGAGAGATTTTATATAGATAGAGGAAAATGTACGTCTATATTACCAAAAAACTTTGAAAACCTATATGCCCTATACACTAGAGGTAAAACTTTAGTTGAAGAATCATATAATACAACATATTCTAAATATGAAAAATATATTAGTATAAATAATTTGGGTCCAGAAGAAAGCTATGACTTATTTATTGAAAAAATTAAAGGTATTATATATAAAAGAGTAATAGATAAACCAATAAAAGAATTAGATTTATCAGGAAAAATAATTTTTGACGATGATTTTATAGAATATGATAAAATTATATCAACAATGAATATTATAGATTTGGTTTCATTAGAAACAAGTGGAAAATTAAGAAAGTCAATAATAGAAAATTATAAATTAGATGGTTTTAATTTACCATATAATGATAAATTTATTTATGTTTGCAGTTTAGATTCTAGTGAAGATAAAACGTTATCTAATCTATATAAACAAGTGTTGGCAACTGGAAAACCATATTATAGGAAAACATATATAGATAATAAAATTATATATGAATCCATGAGAAATATATATGAAAAAAATATAGAAGAAAATAAAATTCTAAAATATGTAGAATCAACTCAAATTTCAGATAACTTATCTATGAATAAATTACTAGGTATAGACTTAGTAGGAAAATTCTCACAATGGAATGAAAATACAACCCTAGAAACTATATATAATAAAGCAAATCAACTTCAAGAATTTTATATTAGTAGTGAAAATAATCATAAAAAAGTTTTATAGTCTCATTTATTTTTATTATATTAGTTATATACAAAAAATAATTAGGTTATATGAACAAATTTAACAATCTTCACGAACTATTCTTATCTGAACTACAAGCACTAAATGGCTTTGGAAACAGTGTGAGTAGTAACGGCACCAACCAAACAGAATTATTATTTAGATCTTTTGAATTAACAGATCCTACAAAATTAGGTATCGGTTTTGCATCTAGAAAATTTAATACGAATTATGCTGTTATGGAATTTTTATGGTATCTATCTAGAAATAAGAGGGTAGATAATATTGGTAAATGTGCTAATATTTGGCTTAGAATACAAGACGGCCAAAATGAAGTGGAGTCTAATTATGGTAGTTTTATTCTTGGAGAACAATGGAGTTGGATTAAACAGGAATTAACAAAGGATAAAGACTCCAGACGATGCACAATAGTAATAGGTCAACCATATCATAAAACTAAAAATTGGCATGATATTCCATGTACACAATATCTTCAGGTATTTATAAGAGAAAACAAATTACACCTTGGAGTTAATATGAGAAGTAATGATATTATATTCGGTATGTGTAACGACATATTTAATTTTGCATTATTTCAGCAACTAATGTTAAATGAGTTAAGAGAAATATATCCAGATCTAGAACTAGGTTCTTATTATCACAGTGCTGGTAGTTTACATTTATATGAAATGCACTATGAAATGAAGGATAATATACTTATGGATGCATCAAAACAAGTACAACCTAAATATGATGAGCAATGGATATTAAAACCAGAAATAACTATAGATTATATAGATAGGGAAAAGATATTTTTACCTCAAAAAAGTATGGAAAAATTAGAGCTAATAAATTTTACAAATAAACAAATAAAAAAATTATTTATATGAAAAAGAAAGAATCAATACTGAAAAGAGCTGATGAAATAATCAGTAATAGATCAGAAGAAAAGGAGAGAAGGTATGGACCATTTAGCGAAGGCATGGAACGAGCAGCAAAAATTGCAAGTGGGATGACTGGAAAAGATTTAATTGCAGAAGATATTTACGCAGTTTTAGTTGCATTAAAATTATCAAGACACTCGTACAATTACAGAGAGGATAATTTATTAGATGCAGTAGCATATTTAGGTGGATTAGATAATTATATTAAGGAGAAAAAATAATGAAGATAAGTAAAATTAGAGACGTAAAAACCCCAACAAGAGCAAATTCAACAGACGCAGGTATAGATTTCTTTATACCAAATGATCACGTATTCAGTTACTTAACACCAGGAGAATCTGTATTGATACCATCTGGTATAAAGGTAAACGTACCAAAAGGTTTTGCACTAATAGCATTTAATAAATCTGGAGTTGCAACAAAGAAAGGTTTACATGTTGGTGCATGTGTAGTAGATCATGGTTACCAAGGAGAATTACATTTAAACTTAACTAATGTTAGTTCACAAGATCAAACTGCTGATGCTGGAGATAAAATAGTTCAGTTTGTATTATTACCTTTAGGTAATCCAATAGTAGAATTAGTAGACGAACATAATTTATATGAAAGTGTATCAGACAGAGGAGAAGGTGGATTTGGTTCATCAGGAACAAAATAATATGATAACATTAACAGACAAAATTCAGGATAAAGGTATTAAAATAGGTATTGACGGACTATCTGGTACAATATCAAAAAGAATATCAAATCACAATGGAGCTTGGGCCCACAAGGTAATGAACCAATGCATAAACGCAGGATACACTGACGTAACAATTTTAGATAAATCTGAAAAGTTAAATAACTATGATGTAATCATACTGTATATGGGTATAAGTTTTGAAGGTACTCTTAATTTATTTGGAGGGTTAGGCGATGATTTTTGTAAAAAACTCATCCAGTTAGAAAGTTTCCCCGGAAGATTATTATCCCTACAACACGAAATGCCAGATCTAGTAGATATGGTTTCAAAAAGGCTTAAAAATAGTTCTACTTCTCCATTTGCCCAGATAATAGATTTAGAAGAATTACAAAAAGCAGTAGATAAAACTGAAATGTTTGACAGGGTAGAAAAAACTACAAAATTATGTTTTGGTGATAGTCATTCTTTTTCAATGTATCAACCTGGATATATGACCAGTAGAAATGATGGTTTAACTCTTTATTCTGTATTAAGAGATGGCTTAAAGGTTAAAATCATGGAAAAGTCTGGAATAAATACTGACGATTTAACCCATTTAACATTCTATGTAGGCAATATAGATATTAGGCATCACCTATGCAGAAGAGAAACAACTAATATGATGAAGGCTACTGAAGTTATGGTAGAGTACTTGGCAGATCAGATAAATTGTTTAGGTATAAAAAATGTTGAATTGGTACATGCTATACCTATTGAAGATGAAAGTAGAAAATTACCTAAAACAGGATACTATAAAGATACTCCATTTTATGGAACATGGGAACAACGGTCAAAGGTTGTACAGGTATTTAATGATACTATAGATTCTGTTTGTGAAACTCATGGATGGACAGCAAGATCCTGGCCTAAAGAAATGTTAAATGAAAAACAACAATTATCTTTTGATGCAATGGAAAAACCAAAAAGTGTACATGTCAGTAGAGAATTTTATAGGTGGGATATGGAAAATAATTGTGAAAATAAATATCATAAAAGTGAAGTTTTTTTATCCTAGCTTAGTATTTATTATGAGAAAATTAAAGGTGAAATAATTTTACCGATTGAAAAATTTTTATTATATTATATAAAACAAATAACAATTAAGAAGAATTAAAATGGCAAAGAAAAACAAGAAAATTAAAGTAGGAATTATCGGAGCAGGAAACTGTGCAACATCTTTAGTTGAAGGCGTTCAATATTACGCTGAACATACTGATGCAAAAACTGGAGTAATGAAAATGGACATTGGTGGCTATTTAGCTGGTGATGTCGAATTTGTAGTAGGATATGATATTGATGAACGTAAAATCGGTTTACCATTAGGAAAAGCTTTGAGACAGAAACCAAACTGCTCATGGAATATTGTAGATACTATTAAATCTACAGCTCCAGTATTTGAAGCCCCTGTTATTGACGGTTATGCTGGACTTATGGATAATTATCCTGAAGAAAATAGATTCTTAGTTTCTGAAAAGTTAAGAAATTCTACAGATATGAATAGAGTATCTTGGACTCCTAGATTGGAGAGAAAATGGAAAGATAAAGTAATTAAAGAATTAAAGGCAAGAAAAGTTGAAATATTAGTTAATTATTTACCAGTAGGTTCTCAAAAAACTACAGAATTTTGGGCTGAAATTTGTCTAGAAACTGGAATTTCTTTTGTAAATTGTATCCCAGTATTTATTGCTTCTGACCCTGTATGGGAACAAAGATTTATCGATGCTGGAATTCCATTAATTGGAGATGATATGCGTTCTCAATTTGGTGCAAGTATCGTATCTCAAATGCTACAAGAATTAGCTTTTGAAAGAGGTCACCATGTAAAAGCTCACATTCAAAGAAATGTAGGTGGTAATACTGACTTTTTGAATATGGAAGATAAAAATAGATTAGCTTCTAAGAAGATTTCTAAAGAAAATGTTATTAGAGCGCAAAATGAAATTAGAGGTATTTCAACTAATGATTCATTCTTACATGCTGGACCATCTGAGTATATTCACTTTTATGGAGATAACAAAGTTGCAAACTTTAGATTAGAGCTTGAAGGATTTGGAGGTTCTCCAGTATTATTTGATGCTCAATTAAGTGTTCAAGATAGTCCAAATTCTGGAGGAGTAGTAATTGATGCACTTAGATATTTGAAAGTTGCTAGAGAATTAGGAGTTGTAGGAGCATTAAGAGGTCCTTCAGCATTTACTCAAAAAACCCCACCAGATCAAATGATGTTTTCAGATGCTATTTATGAATGCACGGAGCTAGCTAATAGAAGACTGACAGAATCTACATCAAAACAAATGAACAAAGTAAAATCATAATGAAAGTAAATGGATTTGATATAGATGGAGTTATTCATTTAGGTAATGGTATATGTGGAGTAAGACCAGGACCAAATGATATTATTATAACTGGTAGAAGTTACGAAGAAGAACCAGAAACCAAAGCTTTTTTATTAAAACATGGTATAACAAACAATGTTTACTTTAATCCTTTGCCATTTAACCAAAAAGGCAGAGAAAGTTCAGGTATACATAAGGCAAATACATTAAAGTTTGTAAAGAATGAAGAAGGAATTGATGTGCAGTTTTTCTTTGAAGACGATGAAGTTCAAAAAGCAGAAATAGAAAAAACTTGGAAAGGCAAGGTTATTCATGTCTCACACGATTTTACAGAAAAAGAAAATATAAGACATCTAGAGGATTTAGATGAATAATATTTTAATACAGCCTGGAAGTACAAAGGACCAACTATTAAGAAATTCTATAGATTGGGATATCTTAAAAGACTATGAATATTTTGTAAAGATGGTTAATACACGAACGCTTTTTCAAAAAGGAATAGTTGATTCTTACAATCCAACTGACCCAGCATTAGGATTAGAAGTAGAATATTTTCACCCATCAATTACAGCAGATGATAGAATGATTTATATTATGGAAAATATTGTAACTATTCCTGGCCTCAAATGGCAAAATGTCATAGGTAATACTATTATCTCTCACTTTTACGGGGCCAGAGGCGTACATAATGTTTTAACTGGAATTGATGATAATAAAAAAGCACATATAGACTTTATACTTCTTGGAAAAGAACAATTAGCATTCAAAGAAACAGGAGTAGTTGGAGAATATACAACAAAACTTAGAAAAATTGCAGTATCTGCCAAAGAAAATAAGCAAAGGATTTGGGGTACAACTGAATTACATACAAGTATTCAAACGGCTGGACGAAGGTTTGTTAATGAATGGTATTTAGGAAATGCAAGGCACGATGATAAAGGAACATGGTCTAATGTATCTGAATGGATAGCCTCTTGGACACACAGACCTTCAGGATATAATTCTAAAAAGACAGTTATGACTGGTATGAGAGAATCCAAAGACCTCCATGAAGGATTCCTATATCTTACAGGTGAAAGCATGATTGGAGATTACTATGGATACCATTGTTCTACATCTAATTCAGTAAATCCTAAATTAAACTTTAGTCATGATTCTAAATTTGTAGCTCCTGGACCAGGAGCATGTGAAACCCTTGAATTATTGTTTCCAAATTTATCTAAAAAAGACGTACCTTTAGGTGAAAGGGTTGTTTGGATAAGAGAAAATCAAAAGGAAATTTTAGATATAGAATTCCACAAAGAATTATGGAACCATACTACTGAAAACGGTATTAAAATATTTGAAGAAGAACAAGACGAATTAAAATCTTATGGTACTGAAGTTAGTCTTTGCCAATATTCTGTATATTGTAGATTAAAAGCTAACCCCCACCTAATTAAAAAGAGAAAGGTTGCAAGAGTGACTACAAAAAAACAAACTCCTGAACTATTATTTGAAAAAATGGAAGAGGTTTTAGTTGGTGAAAGTTGTAAGGTAAAAATGATTAAAGAAGAAGCTTCAGCTGAAATCGTAAACAAAATACAGGTAGCTAAACCTAAAAAAATAACCTTAAACCAAACTAATGTAGATTTAATAACTAGAATCATGCATTTCCTTGGTGGCAATGGTGTATCCCACCAACAGGTATTAAAAATTATACAAACAGAAGGTGGCCACGGATTAAGATTAGATTCAACATGGAAAGAAAGTTGGGCAATAATGCAAGAAATGGTTAAAGCTAATCTTTTAGAAAAAGAAGGTGCTTCTTACAATATCAAATAATTGTTAATAACTTTTCGAAAATATTCACCTATAATTTTTTTATTTCAAATAAAATGATTATATTAACCTATATAAAAATTAAACTATGAGCACATTCAAGCTATCAAGAATAACGTCAAAATTTGACAGGGGTATATACAAAATATATCAATACGGTTACGATGAAAATCAAGAATTCGTAACTAAAGTAGATAATTTCAAGGATTACTTCTTCTATTCTGCAGAACATATCGGTGATATATTGGATATAAAACAATTTGATTGTTCTGACACAACAATATTTTCTTCACTATATCAAGAAGATGTATTTAAGGTACACTACACTTCCATTAAAATAAGAAATGAAATATCTAAAAAATATCCTGGTAGAATATTTGAATGTGATAAGAGTCCTGAATTTAACTTTGTTTTAGACAAAGGATTAGAGTGGTCAGATTATAGAAATGTTATGTATTTTGATATTGAAACATGGTATGATCCAGAAAATCCAAGAGATAATATGCCTGAAAAGGCAAAGCAGCCAATCACCTCATTACAATGTTATTTACCGAGTAAAAATAAATATTTTGTTTTCGCCTGGCATCCAGAACATACGAAGGAATATGAAGAACCTAAAATTGTAAATAAGGGTGAATATGTTTATATGCTTTGCAAAGATGAAGAGACCATGATACTTGGATTTATCAATATGTTAAATATGATGAAGGTTGATGTAATTAGTGGATGGTATTCTGCAGGGTATGACCTACCATATATTGTTAATAGGTGTAGGGTTCTTGGTTTACCATATGAAAATCTATCTCCAATAAAGGATGTTTATATTAGAAAACGTGGCGACTATTGGAAAGTAAATATTAAAGGTCTAGACCATATTGATATGATGGAAGGCGTAAAAGATATGGGCTATAATCTTCCAAACTATAAACTAGCAACTGCAGTAAAAGAAATAGTTGGTGAAGGTGGATTAGATAAGCTAACAGACGTAACTTGGAAAGATTGGAAAACAAACTTCAAGGGGTTTATTGAGTATGGTATTAGAGATGTTGAAATACTAAAAGAAATAAATGACAAAATAAATATTTTTGGTCTATATACAACCATACAGAGTATTGCCAATTTAGATTCTTTAGGATTAGTATTTTACAAATCAATGATTGTTGATAACTATATACTTAAAGAATTCCATAATAAACTTATTTTTCCAATGAGGCGTAATGGTAGAAAACAACAATATACAGGTGCAATAGTATTTAATCCAACTGAACCAGGAGCCCACGATAACGTTACAGTTATGGATTATACTTCCCTATATCCAACATCTATGATGGCATTTAATCTTAGCCCAGAAACATTTATTGCTTCTGAAAAAGGTTGCAAGCAAATAGGTATAGAAATAGAAGATGTTGTTCAACAACTAAAGGATGATGACATAAAATATGTAGACACAGGTAAGCATGATGATTTATTTGGTGGACGATATTTATTTTATTCTCAAGATCATAAGTTAGGATTACTTCCTTATGTGCTTAAAAAATTATTTTTGAAGAGGGTAGAAATAAATAGAGCATTAAAGGCTGGTGAATATGAAGGCGATGAAAAAGTTGCAATGGATAAACGACAATGGGCATATAAATTGATATTAAATTCAGCATATGGTGCAATGGGTTTCAATTTCTTTAGACTATATAAGCCCGAAGTAGCAGATGCAATTACATATTTTGCTAGGCAAGCGCTAAAATTTGCAGTAATAGAATTCCAACAATATGGCCACAAAACTTTATATGGAGATACAGATTCTATATTTGTAAAATCTGAAGGTAAAACTGAACCAGAAATAGTAAAACAATTAGAATTTTTTAATGAAAAACTAAAAGAAAATCTAGTAAAAAAATATAATACAGGATTACAAGATGAATATATGCATATGGACCTTAAGTTTGAATATGATATGGAAAAAATATATTTTGGTAATTCAAAGAAAAGGTATTATGGTATAATTAGAGATACTGGTGAAAAGTATATTAGAGGTATGAATATTATTCGTAAAGATACTCCTGAATTTATGAAAGGAGCTCTAAATAAAATAGCAGAATTTGCAGTTAGGGATCAATTAACTCTAGCACATGTTATAGCTTTACGTGAAAAAATAGAATCAGTAGACTATAAGCTTATAGGTATATCAAAATCATTTACTAAGAAGTTTGATGAATATATTAAAACTATGCCTCAACATGTTAAGGCCTCCAAATGGGCTAATAAAATGTTAAAAACTGCAATTAACAATACTGATAATCCTTATCTCTTCTATATAAAAAGCAACTGCGAAGAAGACCTGAAGCCAGGAGATAGACAAACAGCAATATGTCTTAATGAAGAAGATTTAAGATTTATAGATGAAAGAAAAGATGTATTTGAAATAGACTATGACAAGTTTTTTGAAAAGCAAGTAATTGACCAATTAAAAGAATTTAAGTATATTGATAGTGTAAAGGTTATATTAGAAGAATATAAAGAAATAATTAAGGAAAAAGTAACAAAATAAAGTATATAAAATATATTTATATACGTAAATAAAAAGTTATAAATTAAACAAAACGGAGGTTATATTATGATTGAACCAATCAGAGGAAAAGTAGTAATTAAACAATTAGATCCAGAAGAGATGACTTCAGGCGGAGTAATAATGCCTGAT